GCTAAGTCCTCCTGTTAAGATCAAACAGTTAGGAATTATTACTAATATTATTGCTAACATATACGAAAATAAAAGTGATCCAGTACTAGATTATATAGACGGATTAGGCACTGACTATGCTTCTGGACAAATGGATCCAATTAGTAAAATTTTTGATAATAAAATTTCTATTGGCAATTTCGATATCTTTGTTGAAGAAACTACTATTAAAATTCGCAGTAACGAGTCTAGTCCTGGAACATGGTTATCATGGGAAATGGCAATTAAACAATACCCCGGTGCATTTAAGTCTGGACTTACTAAGATATTTTTGTTGCAACCTGATGGCACTGAAGTAGTTGGTGCTCTGACACAAAATCCATTAAACCCAACGCTAATGTCAGCGGTATGGGATCCGGATACGTTCCACTCAAATACTGCAATTTCTGGTCCGGCACGCCTAGTATCAGATCAAGTATATTTCGATGCAATTGTTGATCCAACTACATTTAATCCAAAGCGTCCTAATAAAGAACGTACTGATCAACAAATAGCAACTGGAAGAAGATACTTAATTGTTGACAGCATAGGCGGAGCAGTTAGAGATACATTTGAGTCAACTACTAGAACCAAATATATTCACACTACTGTATTACATAAAAAAGTTAATTCACATACCTTATATGTTAACGGAGTTGAAGTTATTTCAAATCCTCAATCTAATCCGGTATATCATAATGTTGTTAGCACTACCATTACAGGAATTGGTACAGGTGCTACCTTTAATGTAACACAGCTATTGTCCACTGCTGGATATTCTGCTACAATAAGTGCATTAGGTGCTAATTATCAAACAGGTGATAGTATTAGAGTCCGTGGTAAAAGACTAGGTGGTGTTAACATTGGTAATGATTGCCTGATCACTGTGCTCGGAGTAAATTTAGCAGGCGGAATAACTAGTATTCGAGTAGGTGGCATATCGGCTGATAAAGAATTTACTATTGTTGCCGACTCTAGTATTGCAATTAGTACTGAGCAAGCTCCGGTAACTATAACTTACGAATTAAATTTAAATGAAGACGGTCCTGATGCATGGAAAAATACAGACTCTACTGATACATTAGCTGAAGCAAATGATATTATCGAGTGGGATGGCGCAAAATGGGTCGTGGTGTTTTCAGCTGAGGAAGTAACAGATACTATTGTTTATCAAATGAACTTCTATACTAGAACACAGTATAAGTGGAATGGGGTTGACTGGTCTAAATCATTCGAAGGCGAATATAAGAAGGGACAATGGAGAATAACTCTTTGATAGAAGTTGATTGCTCTGGTGCATTAATTTGTGCTAGAGATACGCACAGGTTTTTATTATTACAAAAACGTGAAGGTAAACATGCTGGCAGATGGGGACTAGTAGGCGGTACTAATCACTCTAATGAATCAGCATGGCAAGGATTGTGTAGAGAAATTGAAGAAGAATTAGGTCTAATACCTGATATTAAGAAAACATTACCTCTTGAACGTTTTGTTAGTAATGATAGTTTGTTTAAGTTCCACACATACTTCTGTGTAGTAGACTCCGAGTTTATTCCTAAACTAAGCGACGAGCATGTTGCATGGGGATGGTTTGACCTAGACTGTTTACCTAAACCTGTACATAAAGGATTAGATCTTAGTCTGCGTAATCGTATTATACAAACTAAGATCCAAACAGTAATTGATATTATAGATGTACTATAATATTACTTTCCATCAAGCCCTGGCATAGTTGCAGGATCATCTAACAACACATGCGGGCGCCATGGATTGTTAATGTGTTCGGCAATTGTAAGGTCAAATGCTATCGAAATACGTAAATCTTCGTGATCACACGAGTCACTCCAGTGTTGTAGATATGATGGAAAAAATATAATTTTCCTAGCAACAGTTGCTGACTGACGAATATCTTTAGGATTTAGTGGGTTTTCTAAATATAAGTAAGTTTTATTAGTTGTAAGATAATACGTACCTGCTAGATATGCATCAGCATGTGACATATGATTATGTTTGCTAATCCACTGAGTGCGTGTTAATATGTTTGCCCATGCATTGATATATACTTTCACTCGAGGAAAGTGCAAGTCGGCAAGAAATGTTAGATAATTAGTACGTATTAAATTAAATAATTCTTTTTGAACAGGATTTTCTGGAAATCTTTCCAAGTGTTCTCCGTCAAGCCCAGCAACGTCATGCACTAAATTATGTTGTTTCCATTGTTGCGTATACTGATACATATCGTCTTTTGTATTTTTAGGAACGTCACTTACTAGTCCTTCTTTTGCAATGATATTCTTTTCAATATCTAATATATATTCAGTCAATCTACTAACAAAGTCTTGTGTCCCATCTATTGCACTATAGATGGGCATTTTTATCTTAGGAGCAAATTTATTATTTGGTGCAGGACCATGCCACCATTCAGTTGTTTGTGTCACTCATCGTTCTCCTCGCTTAGATTATATGGTACATGTATTAATTTGCCAATCTCAGGTAAGTATAGATAGTTTAAGCCACTTAATCGTAAAGTACGTAATGCATCTTCTATTGTTTCAACTAATGGTTCACCGCCTAAGTTAAAACTAGTATTAAACAAAATTGGAACGCCGGTCTTCTCATTAAACTTACTGATCAAATCGTAGTAATGTGCATTTTGTTTAGCAGTAACCGACTGAATACGACATGTTCCATCTACGTGGATAATACTAGGGATTTTTTCAGCAACACCTGGCTGGCAATCAACAGCATACATCATATGAGGAGTTTCATCCATGCCTCGAAGGTCAAACCAATCGTGTACTGCTTCTTTTAAGACTGTTCCGGCAAATGGGCGGAACCATTCTCGGCGTTTAACTTGGTTGACAATATCTTTGCCGTTTTTAACACGGGGATCAAATATAATCGATCTGTTACCTAATGCACGTGGACCCGCTTCGCTGCGTCCCTGATACATACAGATAATATTTTCCTGCATCAGCATGTCAACAATATCTTCTTTAGTAACATCAGTAATAGTTTCTTCAGAATTCAGTTTGATATCATAGCCGCCGTTATCTGAATAATAGTCTGGACCATAATAGATACTTGTTTGTTTTCTAACGGTATTATCGTTAGTTACCTTATGATAGATCATTTTAGCTGCACCTAAGCATGTGCCGCCATCGTGACTAATAGGTTCTACATATAAGTTGACCCCTTTAGGTAAGTGCTTTAAGTATTCATAGTTGGCTACGCAATTTAAGCCGTATCCGCCAGCAATACAAATATTTTTTGAGCCTGTACGTTTGATTGCGTCAAGTATTAATCTTACCATTTGCATTTGTGTAGCTTCTTGTATAGCGTATGCTACATCTTTTTTCATTTCGATACTATCAGTATCAAGTGCTGGAAATCCTACCCTATCAATATACGCACCATTAGGATAATTAGGAGTAAACAAATTTCGGTTGCTCAAGTGTCTACCTTCTGCACCTAAGAAAATAGGAGGAATCATTGCATTAGGCTTACCGTACGGAGCAAGACCCATTGCCTTACCTGCTTCGATAAAGCTAAACCCACAATAATTAGTCATTGCTTCGTAGCACTTGGTAATGCCAGGGTGATCAGTAAACAATACATCGTGTAAATCTTGATCACGACCACGGTGGCTATGCGGTACTTGTACCTTTTCAAATGTAACATTTGGGCCTCTAACGCCGATATGTTTATATTTTGTAGCAAATTCTGCAGGATATGCAGCTGAGAAAATAGTTTCTAATTCCCATCCAATTTCTCCGCTATCACCGAGTGGTACAAATGTACCCGCGCCGTCGACAATTAGTACTGCTGCTTCTTCAAATCCACTGTTATAAAAAGTACAAGCTGCATGTAGCTCGTGATGAATTAATCCTAAATCTACAACCTGTGGGTGTTGTTCACCATGTTGATGCTGATCTATTAGACCCATTTTTCTAGCAAGGCCAGTATACATGTCGTCGCCGGTAAAATCAATCTTACCAGCAGCAGATAATGGTTGAGTGTGCGCAACTACAAGGTAATCTAAACGGTCAGTATATTCTTTAATTTTTATCATGCCTGCAAGTGGGCCGCCGTCGTACTTTTTACGACTTAAACGTTCCTCTTCAAGGTAAAAGACTACTTCGCCGTCTTTCAATAAACATGTTGCGCCATTGTGGCCTCTAGTAATACCTGCAATCCATTGTGCCATTCTTATTCTCCAATTTTGTTTTTTATATCTAATAAAATATTTCTTACAATTTTATCAGTTTCTTTATCATTAAATTCTAATGCTAGATCGTTAAGACGATCCGCTTCATAGCATGCCGCTTCTGACATTCTAATAGGACTATATCTCTTTTCAAATCCTTCTTTTTCAATAATATTGAAATATTTAGGGTAACTAACATTAACAGCAAATGTACTGCCGAGTATGACGCTACCGGGTTTATTCATAGCGTAGGCTAAATGTTGTCCTACACTATCACATCCAACAAAATAATCGGCAGCTTCAATAATAGCTGCCCATTTACGTAGGGTTAGTTGCTTAGGATTTACTGACCACTCATCGCCTGGGATTTCAAATTCGCTCATACTAATAACATTATAATTTTCTCGTAATGCCTTTGCAATTGCAAAATATGTTTTAATTTCTAAGCTACGTGTGCTGTAATCAGCAACTACTTTTAGTTCGGTATCATTAACTGAACTGCGACCAAACGGCTGAACAACAATTGTTTTTGCTTTTTTATGTTCATTGCGGGCATGTGCTAGTGCAGATACTCCGTTAAGTTCTTCTTCTTTATTAAGAATAATAGTCGGACAATAATCAAAATTATCTCGAACAGATCCGTTAATTAGCTTATCAAACGATTGTGCAATGCTAATTTTTTGATTGTAATAATCATGATCTCTATAGGGTTCCGGGCTGATAATTTCACCGCCGCGAATAATGTTTTCAAATAACCCCTTGGTATTAACATCAAAGGTCCTATCTTGTAAGAGTCTGTTACCCCAGACAAAATCTAATCCGGCTTCAGTTATAATGTAACCATTTGGATTTTCAATAATAAATCTTTCCAATGCGGGAAGAGCTGATATCATCCTGCCTGCGCCGCCATTCATAAACACAATCTTATACATAATACCTCATTTTTAAATATTATACACTACTTAGCGGAGCAGGTCAATACCTGTCGAGGATTCTGGCAACAACACATAATTAATATAAAGGATACGTTATGTCAAGATTTAAACATTTATTAGATACACCAATTTTAACTACCACAGGTAATACTGTTGGTATTTTTCCGTTCAACACACTAATTGATCCCAAAATAACCGATGTTCACTCTGGTAAGATTGAATTTTTAGAATCTGCCATAGATGGATTAAAAGTTTTAGCAAATAAAAATTACTCTGTTGTATTGTTTATTAATCAGTTTAAGGGAAGACAGTTGTCCTTTGAACATTTTCAATCTCTAAATCAAGCCGTTGAGAATTTTATACAAAGTACAGGTGTTACAATTAATGGTATATATTGGTGCCCGGGAGTAGATCGTAATGATCCATTTGTTGTACCCAATCCCGGAATGTTTAATAGAGTAACAGAAAATATCGGAGTCAAGTGGAAAGATATACCAGTGATTAGCACCAATGATGCTGACTTAACTGCTGCCGTCAAGGTCAAGGCCGCTGCTGTTAAAATAGGAAAAGGGTCCAGCAAGTGGACCCAGTTTGATACATTCTTAGATTGGGTTAAACATCTATAAATGCAGGCATTACTGGCCATTGAACATGAATTATATCAGTCCATGATGGATCCATATTATTAGTAATGTCTCGTAGAGCAGCACGATATGCTAGAATTTGATCCATGTAGCCTGCTGGGTAATCTGGAACGTATACTAGGTCATCTGTCTTTGCAATTCTCATGTTGCGCTCTGTCCTGACTTGGTCAAGTAATGACAGTTCGGGTGGTCTTAGAGCAAATGTAAATGTATTTGTTTCAAAGTTATAGGTTGCTCCGCCCATTGACTGTGGTATGTGTCCGTTAGTTATTTTGTTTGTATCTTCTACAAAGTATGCATACAAAAATGCAAAATTAGCAGTGGTCTCGTCAAAAGTGGCTAATCCACAGTCAGGTGGCAATAGTTCTACTGAAGGAATCTCTGCATCTCTGAATACATGTGAATTATACAAAGTACCGTCGTTATTAAAAATAAGTGCGTAAGTAGTCATGTTAAATCCGATTAAAAGTGTATTCTTACTAGACCGTTACCGCCAACGCCACCTTGGGCGCAGCAACAGTTAGTATGTGGCAGCGTTGTTCCGCCACCGCCACCTGGATATTGGCCGGCACACGCTATCATACAACTTCTACAGCAATGATCAGCTGTAGTATAATTTCCGCCACCGCTTGCAGTTGATCCACCGTATGCTATAATGTTACTACACATGTTTGTAGTGTGGCCGCCATACCCAGGGCTACCGCAGTTGTTAACAATGCCGCCGTAGCCCATTCCTGGAGGTTTAGTGCATCCGCAATAGTAATAACAATCGTTGTGTCCGCCTGAGCCACCGGTAGCACAAAAGTTACTTAGACCGCTACCGGTTACATATGTAGTGCTACCATCATTGCCATAACAGCACCAATGTAGTGTGCAATTTCCAACGGTAGGAACCATCCCGCCGTAGCCTACACAAATTGCATATGTTCCGCCAGGGGTAACTGAAATCTGTTGCATTGCATAGCCGCCACTTGCTCCACCAGGCCCACCATGATAACAATCACAGCAGCACTTGGCTCCACCGCCGCCTCCTCCACCCCAAATTTCAAATGTTGCCCATGTTTGTCCAGCTGGTACTGTCCATGAGTAGTTGCCGGGCTCTTTAAAGTCACAAATTGTTGTTGATGTAATGGTACCACTACTTACTGGTTGATAATATCTTGGCATATTTATATTCTCTACTTATTTTGGTATTTCTGCTGGTAAAACTACGTCTTTTACATTTTCAGCAGTTATATTGATACTGGATACTTCTGCAATAAATGCATCTACTACAGCTTTAAATTTAGGGCTAATATCTGGCATTTTAGCTTTCTTAGTTGCTGCATCAATTAGTGCTTGACGTTGTGTTAACTTTGTGTTCAATTGATCAACAGATGCGTGGTCAGCTGGAATTGTATCCCATACAACTACCCACGAACTTGTTGAAAAGTCCCAATGAGTTTGCTTAAAATCAATAGGCTGAAGATCGTGATGATCTTCGGGATCTACTGATACTAGTGCTCTTACTAATAGATCATTTAATGGTGCATATGCTAGTGAGCCAGAGAGTGGTCGATCAGTATGATCAATCACATTTGATCTACCAAACTCCATAATACCAGTTGCACGTTCAACTATAGAATAATATATTGTAGTCATTTTAAAAGTGTACCCTTACTAAACCGTTGCCGCCGCCGCCATTGCACCAGCAGCAGTCACAACAGCATCCGTGGCCTTGAGTGCCGCCGCCGCCTGGAAATGATCCCCAGCATCCAGCAGTTCCCATTCGACAGCAATGATCATTGTGTTTTCCAGTTAAGCCACCACCTAATGGTGCGTGTCCGCCTACACCCATTTGACACAATCCTTCCCATATTGCTACATACTGGCCTGTTCCTCCATATAGACACACATCGCCGCCAAAACTAGCACCGCCCCAGCAGTAGCATCCTGAGCTATTGCAACCAATCCAGCAACCGCCGCAACCGCCTACAGCACACAAGTTAGATAGTCCTGATCCATTAACATAACTTGTGCCGCCGGCACATCCATAGCTATTGCCACCAACTGCACAATATCTCTGTTCACCGCCAGGTCCTGCACAGATAGTATACTGTGCTCCGGGCGTGACTGCAACAGTTTTTAATGCGTAGCCGCCTCCTGTGCCTGCGCTAGCAGATTCACAGCGGCAGCAGCACTTAGCGCCACCCGCGCCGCCACCACCCCACACTTCAAATGTTACGCTAGTAACATTGGCAGGTACTGTCCACAAACAGCAACACGATCCTACAACATTCAATCTGCAAGATTTTAATGCTACGCTAACGTCAGTTACACTAATAAATCGTCCCATTATAAATTATCCCTTAATACTATTGCAGCAGCTTCAGCGTCGCCGGCGGCTGCTTTTTCTTTTAATGCTGCGATATCAGTTGGTCTACGTGGGTATACTAACATGTTCCAATCATAATCAACTGGTAAATCTTTAAACATATCACGCAACTGTTGTCTATATAATATCCACCCTGCTAATTCTACTGGATCAGTAATTGTAGCAACTTTGATATCGGAGCCTTTTAAAAATTCGTTTCTTGTGAATTTACTCATTTCGTATGATGGTAGGCTGGTAGTAGGTACTTCTACCCAACCGCTACCTTCAAAGTCCCAATATATTTCATTTAAATCTAAATGTGATACATCCCCTGGAGGATTCATACAGTAATGATTATATAATGCTTCGCCTTCTGCTAACTCAATCCATGTGCAATCTGGTGGACATGGTCGAGGATGACTAAGTTCGTATGCAGGATGTATTACCTTACCAGTATCGTTACTTACTAAAATTTTATGTGTAATTGGCATGATGGTCCTTATTAGTATGTAATTTTAACAAGACCTGGTGCGCCTCGACCTGACGGGTATGGAGTACAGTCACAACCGCTGTGGCCGCCAGACCCAGCTCCGCCGCCGCCTGGGATACGTCCGTGAAAAGTGTGTTCACCGATCAAGGCACAATAACCTGATGAATTATTGTATCCACCAAATATATTCACACCGCCAGCACCTCCACCAGGTCCACCAGCACCTCCTGCAAGATTAACAATATTGTAGGGGTTATCATCACCAAATCGGGTAGTGATTCCACTCATGCCTTTAGCAAATGTAGCATTAGTACCGTATCCGCAACCTGGAACCTGAGTGAAGAAATTGCAACCGCAATGTGAGTAACAATTTGCAGTAAAATCGCTCTTGCCGCCGTAGCCGCCTGTTGCGCAAAAACTAGTTAGTCCAGTACCACTTACATAACTAGTTCCGCCAGTGCAACCATCACAGCAAATACCGCAATAGCTTCCATATCCTTGACTAGATACGCCGGCTTTGCCTGCTACGACAGAATACGATGACCCTGGCACAGTATCAATTGTAACTTTTGAATAGCCGCCGCCCGATCCCGGACCTCCACGACTACAGCAGTCACAATTAGTACCTTTATTTCCGCCGCCGCCACCACCGCCCCATATTTCAAAAGTTACACGGCACACGCCAGATGGCACGACCCAGGTACATGTTGTATCTGACGTACTTATACATGTTGTATCGTAAATTATTTTTACTCCTGCCATTTTATCTTTCCTTATTTACACTATTTATCAAAAAATTATTGGTCGTCTACAATCATAGCCACACAGTTTACACCTGCTGCACTAGAGTATACGCCAATTTGTTGACCGTTTCCGATAACGATACCTGTTCTTTCTAATTCACCACCAGTAGCTAATGGAACATCAAATTCAATATAATCAGCTGCTGCCGGACTGTTAAATGTAGTAGAAATGCATACCCGTATAGTAGAGGTGCCGCCTGTAAAATTTGAAAAATACAATGCAACTGTTTGATATCGGCCTGAAGCCGGACCAGCAGTGGCCTGTGTCCATGTGGCGGCAGCTAGGTTAAATTTGAAAGCGCCAGTACTTGCATTGACTACAGAATCTTCTAATCCGTAGGTTACTGCTGATACACTAGCCACTGTTGAATATGCAACAATTGTTTGACCGTTTTGAATAACTAGACCAGTTCTTTCAAATGTAGCCTTAGCAGCCAATGGTTCATTATAATCTATAAAATCACCAGCACTAGGAGTAGTTGATCCATTATTAACAATGGCTACACGAAATGTTCCATCACTAGTGCCACGATTTACCAAAGATACAGTTAGTATCTGTGCTCTTCCTGAAGGGGGTTGCGTTGCAATAGTAGTATATGTCGTCGCTGAAAGATCAATTCTTGAATTAATTCCGATTGCCATGTTATTTCCTTAACTTTAAAAATTTAATTATCATTACATAGATCCATAATAAAATCCAGATCCGCTAATCTTTCTAGAAGCAGCATCTACATACGTTTTGTTTGTAATATCGTTGCCATTTGTCGGAGCTGTGCTAATTGTACCGTTTGTAATAGTTGCAGTTGTGGCTGTCATTGTTACAAACTTTCCGTTAGCAGGAGTACTAATACCAATAGTCATATTTTCAATACTACCAGTAGTACCTGAGCTAATTGAAATAATACCAGCTCCAGTTGTAGTGTGACTTTGTGCATTTGTACCAGTGTTAGCTGTAATTACGCCGGTAAATGTTGCTGTATTATTAGCAGCCAATGTAGTAAATGCGCCAGCTGCTCTAGTAGTACTACCAACAGTAATTCCGTCAATCGAGCCTGTTGTGTTTAACGTAACGTTTGAGCTACTCAATGCACCGTAAATTGTGCCGCCAGCACGAATGTTTTCACTTATACCTACACCACCAGTTACAACCAGTGTACCAGTTGAGGTTGTAGTAGATGTAATAGCATCAGTCATTAAAATACCAGCAGATGCTTTAGTGGCACTGCTGGTTGACCGAATTGTTAATTGCCCGCTATTAGCTGTAGAACCTTGTACTGTAGGAACTGTTGCACTAGTTGTAAAAACTACCGCAGTTCCTTGTAACGGGCCGCCTTCATCGTTAGTAATAACATAGTTGGCACCATCTGATACTACTGTAAATGTTGCACCCGACGGTACTATTTGTGAAGTTGCTGATGTAAATCCAGGACCTTTAATTTGTCCAGCAGCCGCAGATAATGTAATATTGCCTGCGGTTGCGTTGTAAAAATTTTGAGTAGTTCCAGGAAAAAACACTGGACTGACTAAAGTTACAATATAAGGAGCAGTTCCTTCTAATGTTATTAGTCCTCCTGTAAACGCATAGGTAAATGTCGTGGTCCCACTAACAATTAATGTCCTTGCGCCTGTATTATAACGTGCCATATTTTAATCTCACTTAATTTTTACGATGTTGAAGTTTCAATACCATACACTGTGCAGCCAACTGAGGCTGCGCTTGTATATACTACAATATTTAGCCCTGCTTGCATTACTAGTCCAGTGCGCTCATATACACCATTAGGAATAATAACAGTGTCGTATTCGATCCATTCTTCTGAACTTGGTGAGCCAGATGCTGATAGTGCAAGTCTTGCAGTAATTGCTGCTGCATTTCTGTTTACTATTGTAACGTTACATACAGTATAATAACCTGTAGGTACTGTGTATACTGTAGTAGCTGTTGTTTGTGGGATTGCAAAAACCCCTAATCTTCCTGTTGCCATTTTATATCTCCAAAATTATCGTTGTAAGAAGAATCCAAGTGCAACGGGAGCCCCGTCAATTCCACCTGTGAAATACATCTTTGATTTTATATTTAACTGACCGCCACTGGTTGTGGAGATCGAGTCGTTTGCTACGTATATAACACCCGAAGTCAGTGTATTTACGTTCAATGAGCTTTGTCCGCCACCAATTTGGGCTGTAATATATGCTTTAATTGCTCGCTGTGTCGGTACAATATTATCGCTATCAGCTGTAAAGTACGGATCAGTTGAGAACTGATTAATAACTGCACTGCCGATACCAATGTTTAATGAACCTAACTGCAAGCTCTGTAATCCTGACAAGTTAAATGCATCAGCATTTAATGTAGCAGTACCTGTTGACTGTTGTACTCCAAATAATCCACCAACGTTGAAGTTACCGTCTTGGTCAGTTGATGTAAAGAACACTCGTCCACCACCTGAACTATTAGTTTGCACTGCAATACTAGCAGTAGTAGGATCAACATATGGATAATTAGTTTCAGCTTGATTACCAGTTCCAATATACAAGAAATCATGACCAGTTAAACGGACCTGACTATACTTTAATGTAGTAGTAATAGGATCTGCATCGATGGGAGCTTCTAACACAGTTAATCCTGGACTAATCTGGAAGTTAGCAGTGTATTCTCCTGCATCACCTAATACGTTAGTAACTGCAACAAGTTTATACCATGTTCCAGTTAGTGACCCAAATACTACATTAGAACCTGCCTGTGGCACTTCGTATAGATCTCTTACTGCAATAAATGTACCAGGCTGGAATAGATCTGCATGACCATCACCGATTGCAACTGTAGTTGCAGTAGTGTAAGTACTTCCTCGATTACTAAAGCTAGGATTACCTAGGACACCTATATTAGTACGAGGATTTAGTGCAGCCGAAACAACCTTACCTGGATCAAATTGTGTTACAATTGGACCTGCTCGGTAAGTTCCAGTTAGCCCTGTTGTAGTAACTAATACTACAGGGGTACCACTACCGGCTACTAGACTAACTTTAAAGCTGGTATTTGTAACTATCGTAGCGCCAATAACATAATATAGTTTTTCTGTTACAAGACCACTTCCGTTACAGTTTGTAAATATTACTGGCTGTAAATCAACTAGGTTAGTAGTGTCGTTAACTGTGATTACGTTAGTTGTATCGGTAGTGGCTGTTACCACGCCTGCTGAGTATCCAGATCCTGGCTCTATCATACGAACTTCAGTTAGTGTGCCAGACTCTGCCCTCATGCGTCCTGACGCTCTAGCACCAGTACGTAACGATGCTGCGGTTGTGCCAGAAGTAGCAGAAACTGCTGCCCATAATGGGGTATTTCCAACATTACCAAATGCTAAACCTTTCCAGTTAGTTGAACTACCTGGCATTGTTCTTTCTACCCAATAGATACCGTCTTCACTGGTTGCACATACTGTTGAACTTGTTGCTATTGCTACAAATAATCCTTGACCGTATCTAATAGTTGACCAGGATTGTGTTGATGGTAATCCTGTTACATAGCTTACCCATGTCACGCCTTGGTCAATACTGTATGCAGTTTTTGTACCGCCACTGGCAATTGCTACAAAGCGTCCGTTGCCGTAGGCAACGCTTGTTCCAGTAGTAAATCCTGCCGGTAAGTTTCCACCTGCTACCCATGTTTGGCCATTGGCACTTCTTGCAGTGGCTAGTGTTGTACCTGTAGATATTGCAACAAAATATCCGTTGCCGTATGTTACTGCGGAATAACTACCAGATCCTAAATTAGGTAATGATCGCACTGTAAATGCAGTACCGTTAGTACTTGATGCACCTGTGCTGGTACCAGTGCCGCCTACTGCTGCATATATTCCGTTGCCGTAGGCAATAGATACATATGTAGTTGTTGGCATTGCTGTGCCAGCAGTCCATGCTGCACCTGCAGCCGCAGTTGCTGGTAAGTATGACATTGAAGTGGAACCGTTAGCAATTGCAACAAACTTAGCTAAAGGATCCACAATTGTAACTGCAGGAGTTGCAGTATATCCTACTCCGCCGCTTGCTCCAATTGTAATAGAGCTAACGCCAGTGTTACTTAGTACTGCGGTACCTGTAGCTAGTGTTCCTACGAATGTTAATCCAACACCATATGTGCCAGATGAACCGGTACCGCTAGTGAATGTTGGGCCTGTTGAGCTAAATGTACCACTAGCGGTTGCTAGATAATAATTAGTTCTGCTAGGAATAACTCCAGTATTAACATATGAATAGTATGTTCCTAAAGTTGCAGCGCCGCCCGAGCTCCATGCAGTAGCAGACACTGGAGGAGAAATTGTTACTGTAGGTGCCGAAGTATATCCTCTGCCCCAAGTTGACACTGTTAATTTTGTTACTCTATCAGTTGCTGCTGATACCGTTGGAGGCTGCGTATATCCAGATCCATTAATTTCAACAGTTACACTATCAACTTTTCCGTTTAGGACAGTACACGTAGCAACAGCTCCGGCACCGCCAACAGTTGGAGTGAATACAATAGTTGGCGGAGTTGTATAGTTATAACCACCGTCTATAATACGCACACTCACAACTTGGTCGACTCCCGGAGCACCTGTAGAATTCACAGTACCCATTGTTACTGCAAAAGTTGCTCCTGCGCCTCCCATGCCACCGACTGTTGCTGTTGCGGCAGCACCTTGGCCGCCTCCAAATACCACGTCTGACCAAGTTGCACTAGCTGATAATGCGCCGCCTGCTGCCCATGTTTTTCCATCTAACGAATAGTTAGTAGTGGTGCCTGTACTAGCAATAGCAACATAACGAGATATTCCAAAAGCTGCTGCTGCCCAGGTAGTTGATCCAATTAATGATCTTGCAGTAGCAGTATAGCCAGGATGTGTGTAACTAATTCTTGGTTCAATTGAGTAGCTTGTAGTAAGGTCAACTGCATTAGTTAGAGTAAATCCTGGAATTGCGTGATCCCATCCTGCCGCTAGCAATGATATAGATACAGAACCAGTAGTAGTAATAGTAACAGCAGTACCTGCTGCACCTGTTAAACTTACACTAAATTGTGTAGTTGAAAAATTAGCTGTTCTAATATAATACACTGTATTAGCAGTTAGTCCGTTAGCTGTACTAGTTAAGTAAATTGGCATGCCTGCATATAATGTAGCAGTGTTCGCAACTGTTAATAAATTGTTAGTAACAGCAGTTGCAGTAACAGTAAGGGTTGCAAAATTATTTTTATAAATCTGTGCAATTTTTGTACCATTGTTATATGTTAAAATATTAGCATACTGTCCAACTCCTGTACCAGCAGTAAGTTGAATTCTCATAGTAGGATATGCTGTACTTAACGATACATCTGTAGCAGCAATAGTAATATACCCTACATCGCCGCCCTGAGCAGCATTAATTGCGTTAGTATAGTTAGTACCACCATAATCGTTACCGTCGTCTAGGTCAAAGATTCTTGTTTCAAAAACTCCGCCGTCTCTAAATTCATCCCCAATAGTAATAGCATTAACGCCGTCACCGCTTACACCAATATCTACGTTCGTATAATTTGTTCCAGCATTGCTGTACTCTAGACGGACAATAATATTTTCGGCATCGGTAAATGTATTTGCTACTACTGCTTGTTGAGCATGATTATCAACTACTGCATAAATTGGTTGCTCGTATGTGTCAGTACCTTCAGCAATAACACCAAATGTACCATATGAGCTGTTACCGTTAGTAGCACGTATACGTCCACCTAGCTCTGCCATGTATCCTGCATAACCATAGTAGTTAAACACTGAAACAAGTTCTGTTAAACTGTTAGCACCAGTACACCATACACCAAATCCATCACTCATAATAGTAGTAAAGTCATTTTTAACCATTGAGCGATTGCCGCCTGCGTGTAGTGCTCCGTCAATCTTAGCGCCTGTACATCCTGTACCAAACATAGTTACGTTTTGTGAATAGTGTGATCTTGTTTGCACCCATACGTTAGTGTCGTTAGGGCCAAATCCTGGATTTAGTGCAACATACGCACCAGCAGTTGGACGTTTTGTACCAAAGTCGTTAATTTCACTTAGTGTTCCGTTTAATCCGCTTAGTGTACAGTTACGCAAACCAGTAGCATTGCTTACCAAGAACATATCTTGTGTAGTTGATCCAGTTACTGCATTTAGATAAATTTGTGCAGCTCTGAGTGACTTGTAATTACCTGTATAACTTAAATCATATATGATTGCATCTAAGTATTCTTTCATATCTCGACGGCACAATGCATCGTCAAACGCATATCGAACAGTCATACTACCAGTGCCGTTAGCACTAATATCAACAATTTCTAATCCGTTGTCGACTGTGAATGTAGTGGTAGTTGGAGTAGCACGTACATAATAAATATCTCCAATGGTAATGCCACTGCTGGTAATTACAGTTCCGGAGAATATAACTGGATCACCAACTGTTAAATTGTGTACTGCACTAGTAGTAAATCTATCAGTTGCCGCGGTAGTAGTAGTTACTGTGCCACCATAGTTTTGCGTAATCCATGATGTTGCTTCTGCTGCTAAGAAATCTTTGTTTATTCTAATAATTTCGCCTGCATTAAATCTACCAATGTCATTTTTATAAGTAATAGTTCCTGTAAATTCAGGAGTATCACCAATACCGTTGACCATAGTCTCAATAATAATATCCATCAACACTTTTAATCTACGTCTAGCAGTTGCGTTAGTTTCTACAATTGCAAGTAGTAGAGTTTTTAAATATCTAAAAGAAGCAATTGTTGCTGCTTTTTGTCCGCCTAATACTAGAGAAGCTTGTGCTCTAAAATAACTTCTTGCTGCTGTAATAGTTAAGAAGTTACTATCAAACATCATGTCGTAACCAACATAATCAATGATAATGCCAATGTCGCGTTCACATGTTGCAGAATCATATACCAGTGTTGGATATTTTTCTGTGATAAATGATGTTATTTGACCTTGAACTGTAGCTCTATTAGTTTGCAACGATCCATTTTCTATTACTAGTCCAGCAACCACCCATGAAGTTCCAGGAGCTACTTCAGCCGGAGCTGTGCCAGTATTAATAGTGGTTGTAATCACATCAATCAATGTACCTGCTGATGTGGCAGATGCGCCAGATCCGACAGTCTGACCTGTTGTTGCTCGTACTTGTGTTACTGTATTTCCAGCAGATTCAGTAACATCTAAATCTTGCATTACAGACTGTGCTACTGATTTTAGTCTTGCATATGCGGCTAGCGTAGCAGTTTTATCGCCTGCATCTATTTGTAATACTGATGTTAATTGTGAATAGTATGCTAGCCCTGCTTGTCTTACTGCGAGATTTCCAGTGCCGCCTACACCGTACCCGTAGGTTAAATCATATACTAGTGCATCTACAATATATCCTACATCACGTTCACATGCTGATCTGCTAAATTGTAATCCCACGAACCCACTAGTACCTAGTCCAATTTGTACTTCAATCCATGCTGCGATTTCAGCTTTAATGAATTCTTTATTATCTTTTAATAATACTGTAGCAGCAGCATATCCACTAACTATAGTTGTTGGATTTGTCCACTGTACTCGAGGAATTGATCCGCCATTGATATATCCAGTAATATCTGTGATAAGAGCATCAATTTGTGCAACTGCGCCCACTGCGGCAATATGTTTTGCTTTGTATTTTAAGAAATTAATAGCGCCGATTTCAGCCTTACGTTGTTCAGTAATAACCAACTGTGCAGAAGGAACTGCACGAAGATATGCACGACCCGCTGTTATAGATGCAAAATTACTACCGGTTACTAGATCATAACTTAGTGCATCAATCAAGTAACCTGTATCACGTGAGCACAAAGATTCATTAAAGTTTAAATCTTGATGATTTTTATATACCCACTGAACCACATCTGAAATAGTTTCAGTTTTCTTTAATTGTAACTCTGCAAATGCCGTTTGCAATTCAGCAGCAGCCCAAGTAACATCAGGAGCAATGGTTGCGTTTGCTTCACCAGTGTCAACCCAATCAATAATATCTTGTACACGATCTTGTGCAAATGCTGCCGCAGTTCCTACGAGATCACCAGTACCGGTAACTACTTGAGATACTGCGTTACCAGGTGTGATTGTTACTGCAATTTTTTGTGCAATTTGACCAACTATAGTTTTTAATCTTGCATAAGCTGCAACTGTAGCTTCAATTTCAGTTAACTCTATTGTAGAGTTATAGTTAGAATAATATGCACTACCAGTAATTAATGACTGAGTATTGCCGCCATATGTAATATCGTAACGTACACTATCTAATATATAACCGATATCTCTAGCGCATCCAGCTTGTCCGGTTGCTCCTAACCCTACCCAAATAGCATTATAATAGGTGTTTAGGTATGCTGCAATTTCAGCTCTAATAAATGCATAATTATTAATAATTTGTGTTTTAGCATTTAAGTAGTTAGTATCAAATCCTGTAGGATTTGGCATCGCTTCTGTAGGTACAGATCCTAAACCACTAGACACAATATCAATTATTGTGCTTGCAGAGCTTTCAATACGCGATACTGCGGTTGTGCTTCCAACTGACCCTGTATATCCATTAGTAATCTGTTTAATAGCAGTATCAATATATGATACAATATCTAATGTAGCATCTAGCTGATCAGCTATTACTGTTTGAGCAGATGCAATAGCTCTATAATAGCTCATACCTGCTTTGATAGATCGGAAATTGCTACCAAACATAACGTCATAACTTACTGCATCTACAATATAACCAACGTCTCGAGCACAAGTAACTTCGTCATAATCTAAGCTAGGATATTTTGTACTAATATACTCAATTGAACCTGCTTGAATACCTGCTTTCAAAGATTGTATTGCATTTTTTGCAGAAACTAAGCCAGTAGCTACCCAAGATACACTAGGCTCAATAGTTGTTGGAGTAACTCCAGTATCAATAGTATCGTAAATTTCTTGTAGTCTATCTTCAGCAAATGTTGCTGCTGCTAGAGAACCCGGGGTTCCGCTATCGTCTTGTAACTCAGCATTAGCAGGAGTTTTAGTCCAGCCTGCATTGTCACCTTGTACAATATAACCAATGATTGATTTTAAGTATGTTTGCACTGCAAGTGCTTGAGCTTTTTCACCAGTTTCAACAAACACTCCGAATGAATAATATGATCTAGCAGCTACGCTAGTTTCTAAATTTCCACCATAGGTTAAATCATATCTTAGTGCATCGATGATATATCCAACATCACGCTCGCAAGATGTGCGGCCAGCACCGGCATACACAAACCCAACAAATGGAGAAATATTTCCAGCAATTTGTGCATCAATCCATGCGCTAACTTCAGCTTGTAAAAATGCTTTGTTAGAGTATACTAGTCTACGAGCATTAAAATATCCCGAATCATAACTAGTTGGATCAGTAAGCACTGTTGCAGGAACTGATCCTAATCCACCGGATAAGATTGTTGTAACTACTGCTGTTTTTGTACCAACTGCTGTAGTTACTACAGAACTACCTGCATAGCCGTTGACATACTTTTGTACTTCAGTATTTCCTGAAGTTGGAGTAATCGTAATATTTTGTACTAGATCACTAGCAATAGAATTAATACGAGTTAATGCAGATGTAGTTTTTTCTTTATCGTTAACTAACAACGTATTTGCAGTTGCTGGTTGAATAACTGTACTACGTAGTTCGTCACCAACTACTGCTGTATATTCTGGAATAGTCATTGGCAACACTTCATTAAATGTTCCAGTCTTGACTGAGATTGTAGTAGTTGGATAAATTGCTGTAGGAATAGCTGAAACAGATCCTGCAGTAATTCCTGTAGTAATTATAGATAATAGCTCAGTTACTCTAGCAGTAACGCCAGTTTCTACTGTTAATGTTGTATCTATAATTTGAGTCACACCGTCTGTGACTCCGTTAAACACTTGATAATTTCTCCAAGGTACATTGTTTAATACATTGTTAATTAATGTGCCTAAGTAAGTGTACGCCGCAACTGTTTGAATAATTTGTGTACCAAAGTTACTATTGATATATGCATTACCTGCAGGTGTATAGTAGGCTTTAGCTGCGGCTGTAGTCTTTGATGTGCCGCCACGAGCAATATCATATTTTAGTGCTTCAACAATTAATCCTACATCACGTTCGCAGAAATCTTGATCATAAGATAATGTTCCGGTCATTGCAACAGCACTAGTTGTTAGTTGCTTTAACGTGCCGGCTTGTATTTCAGAGATTGAGAACTGTGTTGGACTGAATACAGCTTTAACATAATACTGTTGTCCAGCTACTACCCCGCCAGTAGTACCACTAAATTCAATTGGCATGTTTGCAACTAAGTTAGCGGTGCTAGTACAAGTAAAATAGTCTGAAGTACTATCTGAACTAGATATATTAACAGTATATGTATAAATTACCCAGTTGGTAATTTCTTTCATAATAAATTGTTTATTTTTAGCTAGTAATGTTTTAGCATTAGGAGTTAAGTAGCCTTCTTCAATCTGCTTAGTTGCGAATCTTACAGATTTCCAAGGTTGATCAATGGTTGCACCGGCTGCTGGATATGCAACATCTCGTCCTAATGGACCAACATATACTAAGTTATTGATAAGGCCGTAGTTTGCCCATACAGGAAACCCGTCTTGTGAACGTAACACTTGGCCATTAGTACCAACTGGTAATCTGGTCGGACCATTTTCACCGTAGTATACTAAATCTCCAGTCTCTGTTAGAATATTAAATTCAGCACCTGCTGCTAATAAATTCCAATATGCACCAGTTAGGTCTGCATCTGGTCTAGATGGTCCAGATGCAGTATGAGGGTCGATACATACATAACTGTTGGCTCCGAATGTAACTACGTCGCCTAATAGATACGACGTGGCAGTAGTCCAAGTTACTGATCCACCGACCCATGTGAAGTCTAAAATTTCTCCAACATCAACATCAGTAATTGTAATAGTAATATCATTAGCTTGGGTTGTTCCGCCAACTAGTGATCCTAATACTTTAATTGTATCTCCAATTTGATAATCAATTCCACCGAAGCCAGTTGCAATTGATACAGAATAAACTGTACCTGATCGAGTGACATCAAATTTTGCGGCTGATCCTAGACCTGTTACACTAGTAGCTGCTACTGCAAGATATGTTTGAGGAGTACTTGTCCAACGGAAGCCAGTATTTAATAAAGACCAATAGGTTGTATTTGTAGGTAGCTGTCCAAGACTATCAATTTTAGCAACATAGGTATAGTTGCCATGACGAATTACATTACCGATTCGATAGTTAGTAGTAACTATCCATTCGCCTATGAAATTAAATCCAGTTGTAAATACATCCCAATCACTTGCATTTGAAGTAGGTTGTTTATTAACATGATTAGTTTTAGAAATATATGAATAACCACCATAAGTTACAACATCGCCTGGTTGATAGACTGTAGAGTTATCCCATGAGTTTTCAAATTCGAATCCGTTTACAAATATTTCCCATTTTGTTTCATCGAATGTAGTTGATGACTCGTGATAAGCTGTACATATCCATAGATCTGCACCAAATTTTACTAGATCATTTACTTTGTAACGAACATCGAGGCCACTCCAATCACCTAGATATATAACACCTTGATTAAAAATGTCCCATTTGTTAGCATCTATTTCGAGGCCAGCAACTGCACTAGCATCGCTAATGTGTCCTGTCTTACATACGTAGGCACTACCGCCGTAAACAACAAAATCATTCTTTAAATATCTAGTATCAGTAGACCAGTCACCGGTCCAATTAAAAGAAGTAGCGTACAAGTCCCACTTTAAAATGTCAACTTCAAGTCCTATGAAGCCTGGACTTTCAAACGTTGCAGACGTATGTCCTGTTTTACAGATGTATACTAGTGCTCCATATTTTACAATTGCACCAGGGTTGTAATAAGTTTCTGGTAACCAGTCGCCCAACCAACGTGTACCATCTGATACAATGTTCCATTTTGTTGGAATGAAGTCTAGGTCAGTGCCGAATAAGCTAGATGCAGTGTGGTTTACAACACAAATATAACTCTTTCCGCCATTACTTACCACGTCATCTATTAGATATGGAGTTCCAACGGTCCACTGACCTTTCCATACAAATCTAATTCTACCTAGTTTAAATTCAGCCATTTGCTTTCATCCTTTGATAATGTATTTATCGTAGTGTAAAAACTTACACTTTTACTCTGTAATATTCCTGGCAAAGCTCTTCTGGAAGAAGGCCATTGCCATCCCATTGCCATCCCAGCCACCGCCTTCGAACGCATGTACATTGACTACGTTAGGCATTCTTACCCTAGATCCTTCATTCCCATTAGGAATTGTACTTGCAATTTTATCTGGGCCGCCAATTAATACTGTACCGGCAATTAATTGTCCAGTGAATGTGTTAGATCCGCCCTGACTTAATCTTGCAGTTAAATATGCTTTAATTGCTTTTTGTGTTGGTACAATATTATTACTATTAGAAACAAACGTACTATCAGTACTAAATTGTGTAATAATTACAGCACTTCCTCCAACTGCAATACCACCAATTCGTAACTCTGTTAATCCGCTTAATCCAAATTGACTTGCACTTAGGGTAACAATACCAGTAGCTTGCTCTACAGCAAATAATTCGCCAACTCTAAAGTTACCATCTTGATCTGTTGACGAGTAAAATACTCTACCGTAGTTAACTTCAGCTGTTTCGTTTTGTGGACTTACTACTGTGTTAGTAGGTAAGCGAGGATAGTTAGATTCTTCAAAATTCCCGTAACCAATATTTAAAAAGTCATGATTTGTTAACCTAGCTTGACTATACTTTGTTCTAATTAATACTGGTGAGCCATGGTCGGGTGATAATCCTACAGTCATTTCAGGAGAAATACTAATAAGAGCTCTAACATCAGGGCTAGTTGTACCATCTAATGCAATTGCATCTGTTATCTTATAGATAGTACTATTTCCTTGTATTGCAAAATTATCGCCGGCAGTTGGTAATCTAGTAAGATCAGATACTATAATATTTAAACCTCGTTGATAATTATCAGCAAATCCCTCGCCTGTAATAGTAATAGTAGTTGTGTTTGTATTGTATCCCACACCTCTATTGACAAATGTTGGATTTCCCAGCACTCCTGACGAAATTAATGGGGATACAGAAGCTACAATAGTTGCATTAGTATCCACTATAGTAACAGTTGGTGGTGCTATATAGTTAGAGCCGGTGTCCCACTCATTAATTTCAGTAATAGTGTTAGCTGAAATTATTGGACGAGCTTTTGTAGTACTTCCAGCAGTAATTATATTAGAATATTGCGATCCCGCAACAGTAACGAATAATCCCTGGTCGGTAGCATCCCATCCAAATCCTACAGGACCCATGTTTATTATTGAAAATTTAGTAATCCATGTTAATCCATCTTCGCTAATATAAGTTAGCGGTGTCGGGCTCGTTTGTCCGACCGTTACAAATACTCCATTGCCATATGCTATATGAGTAGCTTCAATTCTATAAGTAGACGGATACCAAGTAATTCCGTCTAGGCTATAAGCTGCTGTTCCTAGGGTACTTGATACTGCTACGAATCTTCCATTACCGTATGCAACTCCAGACCACGTTGTTGATCTAGGCAGAGTAGTACTAGTCCATGATGTTCCGTTTGTGCTGTATGCAGCCGTGTCTCCGCCTGTGGCAATTGCTACAAAAATGCCGGCGCCATATGCTAGTCCAGACCACGTTGTGTTTGCTAGTCCTGAGCCGCTGGTCCAAGTAACACCAAAATTTGAAGAATATGCAGTACTTGACGAGTCGCTTGTAATTGCTACAAATTTTCCATTACCGTAAACTACTTTACTCCAATTTCCGATACTTGGCAAATAAGCAGTCTTCCATGTTGCTAGATTGCTGTTTGAATATAGTACTTTAGATCCCGGAATGGCGCTGCCGCCACTTGATATAATAATCCAATAATTATCTCCGTATACTAAATCAGACCAAGTTCCTGATATCGGCAACTGTTGCTGTGTCCACGTAGACCCGTTAGTTGATACTGCTAAAATATTATCAGCATTTGGTAACCCAACAAACTTTGAATTTCCATATTTTATTGCTACATAGCTTGTACTAGGTGCTTGATTTACTATTGACGATGATGTTACTTGGAACGGTGGTCTAGTATATATAATTCTTGGTTCGATATTATAAACAGTAGTAGAGTCAAAAGATGCAACTAACGGGGTTCCTGGATTAACATGATTCCACCCAACTTGTCCCATTTTCATTGATCCGTTATCAGTAGTTACTGCTACGTCTGTACTTCCCCCTAGTGTGTCTGTTATGGTAAACGTGTTAGGGCTTCCGTTAGTTACAGTACGAATATAGTAGGTTGTACCTTGTGTTACACCGCCAATTAATGGTACAGTAAATGTTCCGGTCATATTGCCGGCAGCTGCCGATAATATTTCTTTAGCAACAGTTGATGTTCCTAACATTGTTCCAGTTGCCGTAGTCAATGTAACAGATTGATTTGTTGTTCTAACAATACATTCTCCAACGCTTGTTGTTAAACTAACAGGTGCTCCGCCGTATCTAGTAGTACCAGTCATTGTACCAGATGCGGTAGTCAACAGCAGTGTTGCGTTTGGTGTTCTAACAGAAACGGTGCCTGTGCCCGGACTTAATGTAACTGCGCTACCGCCCGGTGCTGCTGAAATAGTTAAGCTAGTTGAGTTATTAATTGCAGAAATATAGTACACAGTACCAGACACAATTCCACCAAATGTATCTCCTCCAAAAATAATTGGATTATTTGGTACAAATCCGTCTGTTGAGCCAACGGTGATAAGATTTGATACTGCTGCAGTCTCTGTAGCAATTACTGGCAATATACCGGTGGATATTGTAAAATGTTCTGCATCGATAACTCGATTTACAAAATACTCAGTGCCTGCTACAATCCCCCCAAATGTTGTACCCGAAAACACTATAGGATTTAGAGGAGTTAAGTTAGTTGTTGATACTGCGGTAATCTGATTAGGTCTAGTAAGATCAGTCGATACTGTTGTATCGGTTACATTCATTGTTAACGCAGACGATGCTGCACTAACACTAAAAGTAGTAGAATCATTTACATATAGTATATAATATGTTCTATTATTTACTAAGGCACCGACTGTATTTCCAGTTAGCACTACTGGGTTGCCGATGATAAATCCAAATGTATCGTCTACCGTGATTAAATTGCTATTAGACTTAGCTCCCCTGGCGGTAGTTGTAGTAATAGCTGTTGATAGTGTTATGCGTGATGCATCAATAATATGATTAATATAATACTTAATGTCTGCTAGAATTCCTCCAAATGAGGTTCCTGTAAAGATTATCGGAGTTAATGACTCTAGAGGATTACTATCGTCAACAGTTACGCTATTAGATATAGCAGTTGTATTTGTAGCCGTAGGGGTTGCTAATTCTGGAGAAATTGTAAATTGAGAATTACTAATAATTTCATTAATGTAGTAAGTTTGCCCTGTAACAATATCTGACATTGCAGCACCTGTAAAATATATTGGTAAATTTACCTGCATATTAGAAGTTGGGCCGTTCAAGTAACTAGTATTTGACGGATAGTTTAGTAACATTGGAGCTTCGGCTGTAGTTAGTAGCACTGCACCGCCTCCAATAACCGTCGATACTTGAATAGTAAAATCGTCAATAATATCTAAAACATAATATGTAAAGTTCGAAGTAACTCCTCCATATGTTACCCCTGAGAATGTTACTGGCATGTTTAGTGCTAATCTTGCAGTGGTAGAAACAGTTATAGTGTTAATAATGCCGCCAATTGTTGCAGTAACGCCAAGAGATGATTGTGATATTAACGTAACTTGTGTGTTGTAAGCAGTTGGGATAAATTGCACAGGTTGATCTGTATATAAAGAATACACATCGTCTGTACCGCCTAATGTCAGTGTGTTGGTAATAGAGTCTGTTACTTCAACTGTAATTTGGTCAAACGATTCAGATAATATTGATGCCGTTTTACTTAAAGTATCAAAGTTTGATACGTATCCGTACTGGCCGGTGCCAGTACCACTGTTAATGAACACTCTCATTCCAAGATATTCTTTTTCTCCTGCAATATCTGAAGCGGCAATAACAATATGTGCTGAATCTCCAGATTGTGCATTATTAGATGAAGTTAAGTGATTGGAACCTCCAGTTACTCCACCTACCTCTAATATGCGAGTTTGATATACACTTGCAGATCGAATTTCATCTCCAACTACATATACCCCAGATCCTGCACCTACAATATTGTAGTTTGCATAGGCTGTATATTGACCAGTAGTAGTAGTTAGGTAAAATCCCAAGTGATTCCCTAATTGTAATTGTGCCCCATATAATAGTGAGTAGCTAGAATTTCCAAATTTGGATCTAGGATACATTCTAATTTGTAAACTATTATTCAATGCAGTAGTATCATAAAATTCAAAATTTAATCTATACCATCCTGCAGCATTTGATACAGGCACTGCTGCGTAGGTTACTGGGGTCATTCCTCCTGTTAAGATTCCAGATGGCGTAACGAGTAATGTATTAAAATTAAAATTTATTGCGCTAGTTACTGATGCATATCCACTAAAAGTTGCTTCTATATCTAGTGAAACTGAAGTACCTTTTTTACAATATATGCTGTATACATACGGCTGTGTACTACCTAGTGGCACTGTGCCAACTGTTGATATTGTTTGAATCTCGGTACCGTTTACTAAAGTTTCTACTGTAATTATTAAATCATTAGTGCCGTTGATGCCTCCTAAAACTGACCCTAATATACGAATCTGATTAGTTGCAACATAGCCGGAGCCACCATTGTTTACTGTTACGATATATGCAGTACTACTTACGTCAATATTAAAGGTTGCATTTATGCCGGAACCGCTTTCGTTTGTACCGCCTACTGCGGTATAAGATGCGCCTGAAGGTGCAATGGTAATATTTTGATAAAAATAGCTACTGTTAGATCCCGATGTATTGCCCGTGGCGATCCATCCATCTGACTTTCCAGTTGGAGAAACTATTGACTGGATCAATGTAACATTACTGTCGCTAGACCAATTAGTAAATCCGTTACTATATTTTAATAAATTTGTTGTGGGTACTGTATATTGTTCGCCTGCATGACTGTATTGTATTTTTAAAATTTCTGCATTTAATCCTAGAGAACTTAACGGAGTAGCAGTTGCTTCGTAATATCTATTATCAATATTTCCAGTAATTGGAGTTTCTAAAGTGTTAAACCCTTCAGCTAGTACTCCAAACGTACCGTACGAACTATTACCGTTAGTGGCACGTATACGTCCACCGTCTTCAGCAAAGTAACCCGAGTAGCAATAGTATGCAAATACTGAGACGCATTCTGTTAGCGCATCAGGTCCTGTACACCAAACGCCAATACCGTCACTTAAGATTTGTGTAAAGTCGTTACATACAATCGACTTATTCCCGCCTTCATGTAGAGTTCCGTCAATTTTTAATCCTACGCATCCTGTTCCAAAATTAGTAACGTTTTGAATATATGGTGATTTTCTATAAATCCAGGCACTTGTATCAGCAGGACCTTGCCCTGGGTCTAAACTAACAAATGCGCCACCAGTGGGTCGACGTGTTTCAAACTCATTAGGTTCTGTTAATGTACCTAATAACCCTGATAATGTCATATTTCTCATGCCTGTTCCGTTTTGCATATAGAACATATCTTTTAACGCATCTCCGCCTACTACTCGCATTAAACTAACATAGTTTGCCAATTGCACCGGCGGTCCACCAATGGTTTCGCTTACTGCAAATTGTGTTGTGCTAGGCTGTCCGGATACGTAGTATGTGCGGCCAGATTCTACTCCTCCAAATACAGTATTAGTTTGACTAATTGGATTTAAAGAAACAAATTGTACTGCTGTTCCTGTTGTAAGACCTTCTGTTGATTTAACTGTAAATAAATTTGAACCAGTCGTTGATCTTGTTGCAATAGTGTTGACTACATTTTTAGGGTAGACTACTACTCCTCTAAGTTCATCTCCATTGATTGCAGTATTTGCAGGAACCACAATAGGCATATCTTCGTGATATGCTCCAGTTTTAACATTAATTGTTGCGGTTAGTCCTTGATTTTCTGGAGGGATATTGTTTAAACTTTCATTAGTTAGCGCAGAAATAATAATTTGTTGGTATGAATTTATATCAACGATTACTGAACTATCCACCGGCTGCGATAATGACTGAGTAATAATAGATGGTGCATTATTAATAGTTTGATATAATGGGGATATGGCTACACTGTTTGCTACACTATATATTATAGTAAATAGTCGATTTAGCGTAGCAATAAATGTATCTACTTGCTCCGCTACTTCAGTGCTGATAAATTTATTACTATATTCTTTGTCAAAAAATGCTACTACAAAGGCAATAGTTTGACTATTTCCGCCTCGAGACAAATCATATATGATCGCATCGACTAAGTATCTAGTATCACGCCTAGTTTTAACACTGTCTATTGGAATTAATGACGAGAATGGAGCTTGATTCAAATTTGATTGGACTTGTACCCAGTTAGCAATTTCTTCTACTAAAAAAGGTTTATTAGCAGTTAGCACATTTCTTGCTTGAGGATTTAAAGTTCCTGCCCTTACTTGATCACATGCATACTTAATACTTTGATAAGGATTATCCCATGTGGTTCCGCTACCCGGTAAGTCAGTACCATCCGGGGTAACATAATAAACTGCAGGAGTTTGAAATACGTTCTGCCATGTTGGGACTCCACTTACTGATTTTAATAAAAATCCTTCAGCACCGATGCCTAATGCAATATTAGTGCCCTCACTATTAACTACAATATCGCCTGGCAGATTTAATGCATTGTACTGATCGTGTTTAAAGTAAAGAATCCAGTAAGAGTGTTGACTATCTATATCCGGCCTTGTAGGTTCAGATGCTGCATGTGTTTGAATGCAACGATATGTTGCATTTACCCAAACTACAATATCTCCTGGAATATAGCTGCCATTTAATAGCCATCTATTTCTCCAACGGGTTCCCGGAGCAATCAGAGCCCAGTTAGTACCATCTACTCCCATGAATTTTAAAGATGAACCGTCTGCAATGCTAGCATACGGAGCTAGACTAACTACTAGGGTAGTTCCATCTATAACTTCTACAACAGTCTGACCTAATTCAAATCCGTCACCTGAAATAGTCATACCTATTACTATTCCGGCAGTGTCATCTATCACAATGGTAGTACCACTACTGCCAAGAGCAGAATATGTCTTAGTTAATACAGTACTACTAGGATCATCAGCTTGCGTGTCTTGAACTGCTGCGAAGGAGTTGCCGCCTCGAGTAACAACAGAGCCTATTTTATATGATAAAGCACCGTCCCATGAATCCTGTATGCTAAATCCAATAGTTAGTAATTCCCAGTCATTATTTGGTTCTGTTGTTGATACTGGAGGGGTATTTCCTTGATTGTTAACAGTCTTACCAATATAAGAATAACCGCCGTACATCACTGTGTCGCCTGGCTGGTATATAGTGTTTGTATTCCATGTACTACCAAATTCTAGTCCTGGGATCCAGATAGTCCAATTTGAACTAACATCTCCTAGCGTAACTGTTCCGTCAAATGGTAACTCGGATATGTGGTCTTGGTTACATTTCCATAAATCTGCTCCGTACTTTACAATGTCATTTAGTTTATATGCAACTTCGTTAGAATTCCACTCGCCCCTAAATTCAATTCCCACATATAACAGCTCCCAGTTGGCATAAGTTGGATATGTGGTTAATGTTGGTGATACATGTTCATTAGTACAGATATAAACGTTACCCCCGTACTTAACAGTGTCACCGACTTTGTATCGAGTAGCTACTACATAAGTACCAATCCAGGTGCTGTTAACGGCTGCATATATTTCCCAATTAGCCGGATTAAACGTTAATCCAGACGGGCCGTTTACTGTTCTTTTGTATACACTTCCGCCATATAATACAATAGCGCCTAATGTGTAAGTTGTACCAGGTTGCCATTCGCCCTTCCAGCTAGTGCCTTCTAACATTATTACCCAGTAAGGCTTGACTTCACCGCTTGGTTCTACGTTTTCGTAGTCAGCATAAAAATCAGTAGATGTATGTGGAACTATACACACATAAGTCTTACCGTTATACGATGCAACTGCATCCCTATTATAGAATGTAGCGGGAGTCCAAACACCTTTCCATGTATAACGCAGTCTGCCAATTTTAAATTCTGATGCCATTTTCTTTTTCCTTGTTCTCTATTTACACGTTAGCTAGTTATGGGGTTACGATTAGTTCTGGAGGATACACGTATGCTTGATTAATACGTACTATGAATTCTCCAGCAGTATTAATGTAATAGTAAACGTTCTTACTGTCCCAACGATATTGATCCCATTGTAAGTTGCTGTAAGGCCTTGAGTGGTCTTCTGCCAGTCGGCCGTCAAAGAAATCTACACCATACTCAAAGTCGGTATAGTCATCTTCTGTTAGGCCCGAGTTGTTAATAGTAATTGTACCTAGATCCGTAAGCTGATCAATTTTAGAAAAGTATAATAATCCGTCATCATCTCGGCGAATTGCATAAAAATATCTAGGATTACCTTCACCTAAAACTTCGCTTAGTGCGTTATCTTGTCCAATATAATATGTCATATTAATTCCTTAAATTAGTTCCACATAGCTAATGACTGCATCAACTGCGGCTGTAATATTTGCAGTAATAGTTAGACTGTTATTAGTTGCTAAAATTAATTTTTCGCCGCCGTTAACTACTCGAAGACTTGAGTTTGGCGGAACTAAAAGTTGTTTAGCATAGTACCCGGTTACATCAGCATCGTCAGTTAATGTGATGTCAATTAACACAATCCCTGATGTTAAATTTGCCAGGCTCAACCCAATAATAGTCATACGATTGGCTCCTGAAGTTGCCAATACTTCTACAGGGGTTGTGCCTATTTCCTTAGCTACCTTGTTTCTAAAAAATGATGCCATAATCTTTATCCAAATATAATTGCACTGACAATTCCGATGTCTTGTGCTTCTGCAAGTGTTACTCCACCGCCTGCTGCTTGTCCTGCATTAACCCAGTTTCCGCCATCCCATACCTCAACACGGAAGTTACCAGGGTCTGTGTTGTATCTCATCATACCTACATCAAATAATGGAGGTCTTTCAATGGTCAATCCTGTTGGGATTACAAATCCACCGGTGCTGTTAATCTTAACATACCCGCCACCGGTTTGATTAAAATATGTTATACTGTTATTTACAGTATTTGTAATTGTGCTTCCGTTAAAGGAAAAATTGCCAGTACGTACTGAGCCTGTACCATTGGGCGTTAACACTAAATTAGTATTAGTAGTAGTTGTTGATATAACATTGTTATTAATATTAATTGCATCAACATCTACGTTAATAACATTCAATCTTGTTGATGTTAGGTCAGCAACCTGTGTACCGTTAGTGTAAAAACGAATTGTATTATCATTAGCGCCCGGCGTTGCTTCTGCTGTAATCTTTGTATTACCATCAGCGTCTTCAACACCATCTAGTCTGACCCATGTTGTGCCGTTATATCCTTCGTATCGAGATAATTCGCTGTTAAATCTAACCATACCAGCTGCGCCAGTCGGACGAGCTGCGGTATCACCAATTGGTAATTTAATACTTTGTGTAGAGTTAACTGTAACAATACCAGTACCGTTTGGTGTTAGCACCATATCAGTACCAGTATTAATTCTTATTTCATTTTCTTGTACATCAAATTGTTCTAATACAATGTAGCCAGTACCTGCGGCTTGCAATTGTAAATTACTACTACCCACAGTAGTTTGAATAGTATTACCATTAATACTAATGTTACCTGTAGTAAATGTACCAGCTGTAACTGTTCCGCTATTGTTAATATTAGCAGTAAAAGTAGTGCCGGTAACTGTTAAATTGTTATCAATAGTAACATTGTTTGTAGGTACAGAAATAATTCCAGTGCCGGCTGCACCTAGTTGTAGGTTACTGTTGGTTAATGTAGTAGTAATTACATTATTGGTAATATTAACATCTTTAAACTGTGCAATATTAGAAACTGTTAAGTTTCCATTTAAAGTATAACTGCCAGTTTGATTCACATCACCAGTACGTGTTGTAGCACCAACATGAGTTAGTGTTCCAGTAATGTCGGTATCGACTAAGGTTGTTAACCCAGTAACCGTTAGTGTTTTACCTAAAGTAACATCATTAGTTGGAACATAAATTCTACCAGTGCCGCTAGCTTCAAGAACTAGATCACTATTACTAACCGTAGTAGTAATGTTGTTTGTAGTAATTCTTATATTGCCAGTACTAAAAATTCCAGATGTAACTGTACCAGTATTATTAATTGTTGTAGTACTGGTTGTTCCTACTACTGTAAGTGTGCCGGTTACTTCGGCATTGTCTAAAGGAACAATAACTTTACCGGTGCCAGCTGCTTCTAATACTAGATCATTATTACCAATTGTAGTGGTGATAACATTGTTATCAATTTCAATATCTTCAAACTGTATTGTAGACCCAACTGTCAATGTTCCGGTAATTTCAGTGTTACCAGTTTGGAACAAGTCGCCAGTCTGTGTTACTCCGCCAACATGGGTAACTGTTGAAGGAGTTCCAACAACCCCAATATTGGTAGTTTTTAAATTTGTTGTTCCATTAACAGTTAAATTTTGATCTAGTTGTACACTGTTAGAGGGAACATAAATTTTACCAGAGCCAGCAGCTTCAAGTACAAGATCACTATTACCTGTTCTACTTGTTATATTGTTGCTGGTTATAGAAACATTGCTAGTATTAAATGTACCAGAAGTTACAGTGCCAGTGTTACTAATTGTACTAGTTGTGGTAGTTCCTAATACGGTTAATGTATTTTCAATAGTAACATCGTTAGTAGGAACATATATTCTACCAGTGCCAGCGGCACTTAATATTAAATTATTGGTGCCAACAGTAGTTGTAATAGTGTTAGTATCAATCTTAATGTCTTGGAACTGTGCTGTAGATCCTACAGTTAATGTACCTGTTATCTCAGTACTACCAGTCTGTGTTAGGTCACCGGTTTGTGTTACTCCGCCAACGTGTGTAACTGTTGAAGGAGTGCCAACAACGCCAATATTAGTAGTTGCTAGATTAGTAGTGCCTAGTACTGTTAAATTGTTAGTGATTTCAACATCGTTTGATGGAACATAGATTAATCCAGAACCGTTTGCACGTAATTCTAAATTGTTATTACCAGTAAGTGTGGTAATATAATTACTTTCAATCTTAACATCGCCGGCAGTTAATGTTAATGAACTGATAGATGTATCTATGTTCAATGATCCAACGTCAATAAAACCAGTTACTGTTAAGTCTTGAGTTATTTCAACATCACTGTCCGGAACATATATGCGACCTGTGCCAGCAGCGTCAAGAACTAGATCATTAGTACCAACGGTTGTGCTAATGTTGTTATTATCAATCTTAATGTCAGCAAACTGTCCGTAGCCAGTAGTAGTAAACGTGCCTGTTAGGGTAATATCACCAGTTTGTGTTACATTACCAGTTTGTGTTACATCACCAACGTGGGTTAATGTTCCAGTAACATTTAACGCCTGTACATCAGTTACGCCATTTACTGTTAGATTGTTGGTAATCTCAACATTGTTAAGCGGAACATAGATGCGTCCATTGCCGTTGGCCTGTAAAGTTAAATCTAAATTAGAATCTGTTGTTGTAATAACATTAGTACTAATCTGAATGTTAGCATTAATTAATGTTGTAGAATATAGTGTACTCCAACGTTCAGTTGTAGTACCTAGATCATATGTACTGTCTAGTTTAGGTAAAATATCACTATCAACACCTGCAACAAAACGTACAACATCAGTTGACTCGTTACCGATAGTAACATTGCCACCAACAGTAACATCGCCAGTAACTTCTAAATTACCTGTTACAGTAACATTACTCTGTAAGTTAATTTGATTAGTAGCAGAGTCAACATTAAAGTCTTGACTTAATGTTTCAACGGTATTGCCACTGATTCTAAAATCACCAGTTTCGATCTTCGTAGCGTCGAGGTAAGTAATGTTGCCGGCGCCATCGTCAAATGTCAGGCTTGTTCCAATACTAACACTTGAGTTAGTAAAGCTAACTTCACCTGTGGCTTGATTAACGTAGAACAAATCTCCAATACGGAAATCACCTTTGTGGTCCACGCTGTTATAAAAAATCTTAGCATCATTAAGTTCAACAACTTCGTTAGCCTGTATAACTGTATTAGGATCGTTAGTAGTCTCTTTACCGTTGCCAATGTAGGCTAAGTTTTGTCCGATTAAGTAGGCAATAACTCCGGCGCCGTCGCCGTAGATACCATAATTACCATAGACAGACGCTGAGCCGATTGATCGTAATTCAACTCCAAAGTCTGAATAGTCTGCAACAGCTAGGTCAGTTGTTGCGCCACCTGCCGAACTACGAACGTCAACAAAAGTCACACCATCGTCAACAATATTTGTGCTGTTGTTTAATCCGTTAAAATGTAATAGTAATACTGTAGCTAGATCGCTAGTGAATGGGCTAGTCAGTGCTGTGAATGTTGTTGTATAACGCCCTACACCTTTGCTAATTTTAAAATCGTCAATATATCCGGTGAAGGAAGTAAGACCAACAAACGACGCTCCTAATACTAAAGGTTTTGTAGTTCCGTAATCAGTAGCGTCAACATAAGTATTGGTTGACACGACACCATTAATAAAAAATCTAGTGACACCGCTAACACGAGAAATAGCAAGATGATTCCAAGTATTGAGAGTATGATTATTGCTAGATGTTAATACAAATGCTCCATTTACAAATAATCTTAAATTGCCTCCACCGTTGGACTGAACCATGACTGAATTTTCAGTTGCGGTTGTTCTAGTATCAACTAAGATTTGTGAAAGTGCGGCTGTTTTATAGAACCACCCTTCTATAGTAAAGTCTCCAGTGCCAAATCCAAAATCGGTGATAGACGTGTGTGAAATATAATCACCAGTGCCGTCTAATATAAGACTAGCTGTGCCAAACTTTTTTTCTGCTGTGCTTAACTTTGCATTACCGTGCAGTGTCAATGTCTTAGGGGCACGATCGTCCGGAATTAAAAATCCCTGAACTCTTCCTGTTAGATTGATCCAGTCGCCGTCAACACTATTAACAGTGCCTGAAGTTAGTACAGTAGTTCCGTCTGTGCCATAGTAGCTAACAGTATTGCCCACTGCCCAAGTACCTGTTCGTGTAGCCGTCGGTAATTTTAATCTTGTTAATCCTGCGCCAGCAAATCCATCATTGCTGCTGTACAGGTACATACTGCGATTTGCATAGTAGGTAAATGAATTCAACCATTCAACTCGAGCACCGTTAGTTGCAACAACTACATCTACGCCCGGACAAATAAATGTCACACTATGGAACAACATTGACGCTTCTTTACTTACGGCAGTTGCATAAGCACCGTCAATGTATGCGCCTTTACCTGCATCGCCCTCATCGTATCCTAATGGATCTGATAAACTTGTTACACTGCCTTTGGTTAGTACAGTTATGTTTCTAACGTAGGGGCTTCGACTTGTGACTGTAAAATCTGTAGCAAAACGGAATGCATATCCGTTGTCAGGAAATACTCTATTGCCGCCGTTGCAGCTGAATATTATTCCGGATAAGAACACAGGGCTTGCACTGGTTGCATCTGGACCTACATGATTTACTGTTAATACTCCAGTAGTGTGAGAGTATACCGCAGCAATGATACTATAATCTGTACCACTAATATTAATAGTTCCGCCACTTACCCATGTGTGAGCAAATGGTGCAGTACCAACATTCATTACTGTTTCGCCAATGCCTGCCGAAGTAACTGCAAAATAGTTTCCGCCACTGAAGAAATCAGCAATAGTTATGTCTTCAACAGTGGTTTCGCCGTTGAGTAAAAATGCATCGTTGTAACGTGTAGCAGTAGTTGGAGTAATTTTTACTGAACGTATGCCAGCGCCTTTAACTGTTACACCTACTGGTACAGTTAGAGGAAATTGTTCAATGTATGTTCCTGGATAAATGTAAACAGTATCTTCGCTAGCTGCCACACTTAGAGCATATTTGATAGATGCAAACGGATCGTTTTGATGTTCCCCAGCATTTGTATCTGAACCGTTAGTAGCAACGTAGTAAATCTTACCTTGTACGGAATTTAAATTAATTCCGTCAATAGTTACGTCACCTGAAACTATTGCATCAGCATATACATTCTTAACCCATAAATCTAACCAACGCTTTTGATCAAATCTAATAGATGCAACATTATAAACGCCATCTACTAATCCATCATTTGTTGTTGATACAGTTTTTGGGTTGGTGCCAGTCCAAGCGCCTAATGTGTTTAGGGCATAACTACCAGCTACACCATCTAATGCTATTTGATATGCTTTGCCAACTGTGTGAGCAATTAATGTATTAACCCAAGCTGGACCAGCAGCTGGTATAGATAATACAACAGTTGTGCCAGTACCGCTAACTGTTAAGGTTACATCACCTAGCGTAAATTCAGTACCTTCTACATAGCCTGTTCCACCGTTTCCGAGCTTGTATGTAATATCAGTGTTGGGAATAATATCACTTGCAACATCTGCATTAATTGTAATATTATCAGTGTTAGCATCACCAACTGTAATGTTGCCGTCTGCACGAATATTTCCAGTAGCATAGATATTGCCG